GCAGTCGCTCCACTTCCTCCTCCTCCTGAAATAGTAACTGTGGGTGGAATTGCCGAATTGTAATGTAGTCCTGTATCTGTAATGGTGATGCCATCTACAACATTACCATCTGTTGTTGCTGTTGCTTTAGCGAGGAACTCGTCGCCAACAACTTCTTCTCCAACGGTAAAGTTTCCGATTCCACCAGGATCCATAACAAGTTTGATTGAAGATGCGAATTGGAATTCCACGTCATCAATCTCCTCAACTCCAGTATTGAAGTCATCGCTACCAATTTCGTAGAGCTCAGCAGTGATGGTATAGAATTGAATCTTACCAAACTGAAAGAATGGTGATTCTTTCTCTACAAATTTGATCTCGTAAATATCTGTTGTAAGTGGGAAGTATAGAAGATCTCCTTCATTAGGTCTTCCATCAAAAGTGAGAGTAGGATTCTCTGCTGCTACTACCTGATCCCAACGTCTAGTTGATACTCTGAATACAACTTCGTCTGTAATTCTTAGACCGAACTTACTGACAAACTCTGCTCCGTCAGCAAATCCAGAAACGTTCTGTAGAAGCATCTCAATCTGAAACTGCTCCTGATACTTAGAGTATCTTACTTCTTCTAGAGTATTATCTTGTAGCATGGTTCTGGGAAGATAATAGATATCTGTCCCGAACAGTTTGATCTGCTCATCTACAAGATCTTGATAAAGATTCTGCTCGTCAGAATCTCCCTTGTAATATGTTGGAAAGTAAGGACTAGTAGGCATCTTATCCGATCATATCCATAGGTGGAATAGCATACTTGCTGAGAACTTCTGATTCGATCTTCTCAATTTCTGCTAGTGCGTCTGTGTATAGTTCTCTGCCGTTGAGGGTAATACCACCAGGCAGTTGAACGTTATTGTATTTGATGAGGTTCTGACCCCACTGTTTCTTCATGAGAGCAGTGGCGTATTTCTTTACAAACATATCGTTATACATCTCAGTAGCATCATTAGGATCGATCATCCTATGTGCTTCGATCAGTAGATATTTTCCTTCCTTGAGGAAGTCTTTATCAATATCAAGATACAAACGATCACGACGCATTGTGTATCTAAACTGTTGGAATGATCCATTGTTGAGGACCATATCCAATGTCTCTAGATACTGCTTAGTCATATAATAGTTGAGGATATCGAGAGATCCAAACGCATACAAATCGTTCAGGAACAACTGATACTCAACACCAAAAAGATTTGAACGGATTGAGTTGCTAACTAGACCAAAGACTTTAGTGATGCCAACAACATGGTCTGGAATGGGAATGTAATTTGTTGCCTCTTCCCAATCAGTAGTGCCATTTGATGTTGTGAGTTCACCAGCAAATCTTGTGGTGTCATCCGCATTCATGTTATGTCTGAGATAACATCTCTCCATACCATTGTAGCAGTTCTCTTGGAAGAACTGAATGGTATCGTCGATAACATTATTGACCTGCTCGTCGTCAATATTGACTTGTAAAACAGGCTCACCAAGCTGCCTCTTACAATATGTTATGAGATCAGCTCTTGAGTTTGGAGATGCCATTACACACAAAAAATCCCTTCTTACCTATTTAGGAAGAAGGGATTTAGTATTTATTCTTCTGGTGCGTCAGGTGCTCCAGGTGCAATTGGTTCTTCTGATTCTAAAAGACCAAGAGTTTCAAGACCACCTTGTAGTTTGATCTTATACTCTTTTGCTTTTGTAAGATTCTCTTCTAGTTCTCTGATCTGCTTATCTGTTTGAGAAATTTGATCTTCGAAGTTTTTCTTTAGTGCTGCGGGGTCCATGGTTATCACCTATGATAGTGTATAGGGTTATTTATATCAACCTGCAGGAGGTGTTGGACCCTCTGCAAGTTTATATGCGGTCTCTTGTTCAACTGGAGACTTAGGAGCATAAGGTGATCTTTGATTTGGGTTGAGCATATCAATCACGTCCTTATATTCTTCAATAATTGGTTCGGCAATTTTCCAAAGGTATCCACCTTTTCCAGGAATATTTCCATATGCCATATCCATAACAATAGAAAGAATTATTTGGTCTCCAAAAACAATTCCTAATTTTCTACGAAATTCTACTTCTCTTTGAGTAGTTTCACTTTTTCTAGCAAGCAATTCAGCAGTTTCTAAATCAATACCATGCCTGCCTTCCATGTTAATTGACATTTTTATAAATGGATGATATACTATAATGTATTTAGAATGTCTTTACCGAGGATAATTGCTGATGTCCGAACATCCACCTAGAATTGAAACTTGGTTTCCAAAAACAATTTACGTGCGAGATGGTATTTGCACAGATCTTCTATCAGAGATGGAAAAGAAATCCAAAGAATATGACACGAAACGAACTGGTAGTTTTAATGTAAATTCTTCGCACCTAACAAATAGGATGCTACAAAAAGAAGAACATTTTTCGGAACTAAGTAATGCAATTCTAGATAATGTAAAAATTTACCTAGGATATCTAGGATATTGTGAGGACTATATTGCCGAATGTTTCGTTGGTAATATGTGGTGTAATACTAGCAATAAGGGAGACTATCTTTTCCCCCATAGTCATCCAGGTTGTATTCTTGCTGGAGCATTCTATGTAAAGACTAACGAAGAAAATCAAATCATCTTTTATGATACAATTTCTCCTGCTTTTGAACCACCTAAATATGACAACCCACTGAATTGGTCTACAACCAGATACGATTGTGTTCCAGGTAGATTGATCATGTTCAGAAGTAATATGATCCACGGAACACCTTGTCAAATGGAAGAAGGAGAAAAGATTGTTATCTCTTTCAATATTGTAAAAGCTATTGAGAAATTTTGATATGAATTTAGAAGCACAAATTGACGGTATTTTTCCATCGTATATTTTTAATTTCGATCTTTCCGATAAAGTAGATTGGAAAAAACTCATTCCTATTCTTGACGAAGAGGTAGATAAAAGACATCAACTAGAAGAAGAGGAAAACTCAAAAAAATTTCAAGATCCAATTCCTAGTCAAATGTCTCAAACTATTATTGTTCGAGCTGTACAAACTCTCGATAGAGAACTTCATAGGAGAGAAGAATTTGCCGAACTTACTGCATGGATAAAAATTTGTCTTGAGTATTATAGAAAAAGATTTGAGATGCAGTGTGAAAAACTTGAGCCCACGCTGATGTGGGGAAACAAGTCAATCAAACACGCACAGCATCATGCACATTTTCATACAATGTCCCTTGTTTCTGGGGTTTTTCATCTTCATGATGGCATTGGAACATGCTTTATGGATCCTGTAGAACAAAAACTTAGAGGTCTTCAAATCTTTGATAAAACTACAAATGACACATGGACCCCTAAAGCTTATCCAGGACAGTTAGTTCTGTTTCCAGCATATATGAAACATTATACTGAACCACATCAAGGAGATGATCCACGGTGGTCAATTGCATTTAACAGTTTCCCATCTGGAAAGTGTAACTGGGATGAGCATGATAAAATTATTTCTGTTGACCTCACTGTAAATTGATGGACGAGATTAAATTCGGAATACCATTCCACATTTACACCATTGATAATTGGGGAGAAAAGAAAAAAATAATTTTGGACAGTCTTCCCAATTTCAAAAACTATAAATTAAAGAAATCAAAAAATAGTGGTCATGGTGATAAAAATCACTATACCGATTATTTTGATAACTTAGAACAACCACCTGATTATGCCAAAGTAGTTCTTGGTTGTATAGATGATGAAATTTTATCTTTCTGTAGAACCACACAGGAAAATTGGAACTTAACATCTATATGGTTTCAAACTTATGAGAAGTATAATAACTTCTCCGTTCATAATCATGGAATAGAAGGATGGAGTGCAATTTTATATGTAGAATTTGATGACCAAGAACACTCTCCAACTACTTTTTATTCTCCATATCCTTCGTGGAAACGGAGTATGGTTGGACAGTATGAAACTCATATTCCTAAAGTAAAAGAAGGAGACCTATTGTTGTTTCCTTCAATGATCCAACATGAAGCTTCATCAAACATGAGTGATAAAAGAAGAACAATTATTTCCTTTAATCTAAAATGAATTTTATAGAAATTTACGACAACGCTCTAACGTCAGAACAGTGTAAAGAAATAATTGATTATTATGAAATGGTTCCTGATGAATATAAAAACGAAGGTCAGATTTATGGTGGTCATCATGGAGAAATTCTTGTGGATAAAGATCATAAAGATTCTACAGACCTAACTTTAAATTTTCATAATTGGAATGATGTTGATCAGATTTTAGCAAAATGTTTGCTGCCACATATTTCTGATTATAGAGAGAAGTATCCAGAAATTGATAATGTTGCTGTGTGGGAATTATCGGAAACTTATAACTTACAGAAGTATCTTCCAGGTCAAGGTTATCATGCTCCTCACTGTGAGAACTCAGATGGTCCATCTCCAAGAATTCTTGCTTGGATGTTTTATTTGAATACAGTTACTGATGACGGTGGAACATATTTTACAAACTATGACATTACTACTGAAGCAGTTGAAGGTAGACTAGTTCTTTGGCCAGCATACTGGACACATACCCATCATGGAGTTGTAAGTCCATCTCAAACAAAATACATCGCAACGGGTTGGTATGACTTTACACTCAAAGCAAATCAGTGATTACATTTTTGTAGATAAGTGTATACCAGATAGTATATGCGATCTAATCAAAAATGAATTAAATTCTTCTTACTGGGAAAAACATCAATGGGGATCTACTAGTGGATCTCCAATCCAAAAAGAAGATAGTCTAGAACCAGATGTTACATATTCAAAATCTCTTGATTCTATTCTAAAAACTTTTGTAGAAAAAACCGCAAAGAAATACGAAGAACTACACTCAGACAAAACAAATAAAAACACGTCTCAATTTATTTTTTCTATATCAGAAATACGTTTTAATAGATATTATCAAAATCAAAAAATGGAAATGCATTTTGATCATATCAAAAGTTTATTTGATGGCGCTAACAAAGGCATTCCAGCGGTATCATTTGTTGGAGCACTCAATGATGACTATGATGGTGGGGAATTAGTATTCTGGAAAGATTATTCCATAAAACTAAAAAAGGGGGAAGTGGTATGCTTCCCCTCTAATTTCATGTATCAACATAGAGTAAATCCAATACTCAATGGTGTGCGAGACACTTTTGTATGCTGGGCGTGGTAATCAGACTTTATATCTGATAATAACAATACCAGAACCACCAGTGCCAGCAGCAGTTCCTCCACCAACTCCACCACCGTTGTTGTTAGAAGAACCTCCTCCTCCACCACCACCTGTGTTAGCTAGACCGTTTCCAGCAGCTTGGTTGTAGTTTGGATCCCAGTGTGCTCCTTGACCACCGCCACCACCTTTATTGTTAGGTCCGAGTTGACCATTGGTAGTATAGTAGTATTGTCCACCATCACCGCCACCACCAAACCATCCTAATGTTCCAGAGGTTCCGTTAGTTTCGTTAGTTCCCCAATATTCAAAACCAGGGAAAAATCTACCAGGACCACCTGCACCTGGAGCAGAAGCACCCCAACCTCTCACAGTTGCTGGCCAGTTAATATTATTTCCATAAGAAAGATCGCTTCCATTGCGACCTAATTCAAAACCACCGCATCCACCTCCACCAGCACCTTCATGTGGTTGTCCATGTCCACTATCTTGTCCATGACCATTCATTCCATTATATCTTGGAACAAATCCACCATCTCCGCCACCATTTCCTTGTGGATATGATCCATCATTTTTTCTTGGATAAGGTCCATTGTGTGGTCCAATGCCAAAAGCATATCTAGATCCTCCGCCATTTCCATATCCATATCCACCAAAGTTTCCTTGGACACATCTACCACCAGTGTTGTGAGTTACCCATGATTGAACTCCTTGATAGTGGTCTCCAGATCCACCACCGCATCCACCGTCTCTTTCTTCTAAACCATCTGGATTACCCCAGAAGTTTGTTGTAGTCTTAGATCTTTGCTCATTGTTAGTGTAGAATGATTCCATTCCTCCACCGCCGCCAATAGCGATAAATTTTAGTTGGGAATCTGTGGTTGAAACAATGCTACTATTTCCTCCTCTGCGACCATGGAAAAAGTTTCCATCTCCTTGTCCAGTATAGTAATATCCACTTGTGTAATATGATCCAGGAGGACCTGCTTGACCACCAGCTCCAACAGTAACATTATATGTTCCTACTGCTGGAAACCACTGTGGTTGCCAGAGAATTCCTCCAGCACCACCACCGCCACCACCTGAGTGGGAACCACCACCACCACCGCCTCCAGCGACAACTAGAACTTCACAATATGCTTGGAAACCTACAGATGTAATTTGAAATGTTGTTGGTGCTGATGTATTTGTAAATACATGATACTTCCAACCATTTCCTGGTTCAGAAATTGTTCCGCCAGTCGCAACAACTTTTCCTTTTCCCAAGTTCAACCAACCATCATTAGCAGTCAAAACTTGAGCAGCATTTGATGTTGTATTATAAATGATCGCTCCTACTGGATGATCAGTAGCATTTCTTACAGCTGTAGTTTGCTTTGGAACTGTAAAAGCACTAGTTGGTCTTAGAGTTCCTACGTTAAGTTTTGACATCTTGAATCAGATTTGATAACGGACGATAACAATACCAGAACCACCTCTTCCAGCAGAGGAAGTTCCATCATTATTAGAAGAACCACCTCCTCCGCCACCACCAGTGGCGTTTACAGCATCTTCGCCATATAAACCATATCCAGTAGAACCACCGCGACCACCGCCGCCGTAGTATCCACCAGTAGAATTATTTGATCTGTTAGCAGATCCTCCACCAGTAGTGAAGTATCCACCACCGCCTCCACCAGCAAACCATCCAGACGGGAAACCATATGGTGAAAATTGGTTTAGTTGAATTCCAAGTCCACCATTACTTGCTGTATCAGATGATCCGCCAGTTGATGTGCCTCCAGCACCACCGCCACCAGCTCCTTCATGTGGACCTTCATGTGATCCGTTTTCTGTTCCTCTATTGCCACCTACATTGCCGTAGTAAGTTCCGCCAGCATTATTTCCCTGTAGAGCATTACCACCTGTATACGCTACACCACCAGGAACGTTTCCTGCTCTAGTAGCTGGCCAGAAGTCTCCGCCACCGCCACCTGATCCACCATTTTTGTAGATGGAGAAGTAGTAGAAACTTTCATTTCCTCCTCCGCCACCAATAGCGTGAATTTGATCAAAATAACTATCTCCTCCTGGTCTACCATGCGAAGAAGAATCGTTGGAAACATCTGCATTGTAACCAGTTCCAGCGATTCCGCCATCACCAACAACGACGTTATAAGTTCCAACGGCAATGGGATAGGAAGTGTGGTGAACAACTCCACCAGCTCCTCCTCCTCCGCCACCGCCGTGAGAACCACCACCACCGCCGCCTCCAGCGACAACTAAAACTTCAGCAACTGTTCCAGCTGGAACAGATGTAACTGTAAAAGCACTAGTTCCTGGTTGAGTGAAAGCGTGCATTTTATAGTTTCCACTTACAGAAACAATACCACCACTTGCTTCAATTCCACCCTGTCCTGTAGAAATCCAACTAGTTCCGTCGTAGATTTCTACAGTTCCAGAGGTTGAGTTGAAGATCATAAGACCAACTTCTCCAGCTGGTCTATTTGCGGAAGTATACGAAGGGAGTTCAATACCAACGCTTACATTAAGTTTATCTACATTAAGAGATGACATATTCTATAACTCTTGTATCTTAGTTATTTATTAGTTATTTATTGGATTGTCCAGACGCCACCATCTTCAATAGTGACTTCTTTTCCATCCGAAATTGTCAATTCACCGAAGGAGACAATAAACTCTCCGTTCCTAACAACAACAACTTCATCAATAGTTTGCTTACACTTCTTGAACATTCCATAACTATCAGTCCACTGTTCAAAACCATTTGCATATAGACTTGCTTTGTCTGGAAGAAGTTGAATATGAATATTCAATCCTTCATTTTGGCTGGTTGTTGTATAAACTTGTTGCGAAGATGGAGCAGTGGATGTTGCAACAAAATCAATTTGACCGCCAGAGGCAGCATCAGCATAAATGTTGCCAATAGGAGCAGTATAACCAGGAGCAGTGCTCAACCAACCAAGATAGTAAACACCATCTGCTTGTAAGTTTGCTGCTGATCCAACAATAGAAACAACATCATCAAAGTCTGCTTCTAAAATTTCTCCAACAGAACCATTTGGTGGAGTTTTGATAAGAGCGCCAAACACTGTGGTATAACTATTGTTTCCAAGTGGAGAAACGATCAATACCCACCAGTAGTATTCTCCAGTATTAACTCTTCTGTATTTGACTCCACCATAAGTTTCTTGGGCATTGAGAACAACCCCTTTATCAACACCAAAATATCCAGGAGAGAAATACTGCAGTCCTCCAGATAGGGTTGCATCTCCCTTGATTTCTCCGTTTACAATTTCAATATCACCACCAACTACAAGTTCTTTGGTTGGATCTTCTGCTTGAATACCAACCTTAGACAATCTGTAGATGTCCAATTGATTGGTTGCTTCTGTCCAACGCGAAGTTACAAATTCTTCATTATTTTGATAGAACTGACCATTGAGGTTCATATCACCCTGAACATTCAGGATATAATCACGAACAATATTTGGTTCTACCGAAGTATCAGTTCCCTGGAATACATTTGTATTGATTCCAACTCTGTTGTCAACTCCGCGAATTGCTAATGCTGGAGGTAATGGAGTTGATGCTGAATTTTTCCAATCTATTCCTCCCAAAGTTTGTGAAGAATAAATTGATAGAACATCAGCTCCATCGCCAATGTTGGATCCTATGCGGAATCCGCTACCACCACCTGCTCCAGATGAACCTCCTCTTAGTTGAATATCTGCCTCAGCGTTGACAGAAGCATCTCCAACTCTGATGCTGTCTTTTACTAAAGAAATATGACTATAGATCTCCTTCCACTTATTCGCGTTGCTACCAATAGACTGAGCATTTGTTGTCGCTGGAATTAAGTTACCACCATTTGTAAGAGTAAGTCTCTTAGCATTTGTCGATACGGCAGTTCTTGTTCTAAAGATAAGATCGCCAATATAATTTCCAGTTCTTACAGTAGAGATACCCCATTGTGCTGTGGTTGTAGCACCATGCTGTAGAAGTAATCCAGTTTCACCACCATCTACTTTATTGAATACTGATGCTTGGTAGAAGTCAGTATTTGCTGAGAGTGCGATATTTGATTGGAATAACAAACTTCCAGAAGCAGAATAAACATTCAACTTGAGTGGATTGGTCTCAATGAATGCGCCTGTTCCACCATCAACTGGTGTGTTGATGCTTACTCTGTTATTAGTGCTATTGACATAGAGTGTTCCAGTATCAACGGCAAAGTCAGCAGCAACGGTAGCACCAGCAAGGAATACACCTTTGCCAGAAACACTAAGGGCAGTTGTTGTAGCAGTGACATTTGTAATTAGTAGCGGACCTGTCATAGTGTCGCCGCCAATCTCCACGTTTCCATTAGCAGTACCATTTAGATCTGCAGAAATAACATTGGCAGTAAAGTTTCCAAGTCCATCACGCATTACTGCCGATCTTAGACTTGGGGTAACACCATCAGCAAGATATGTTGTAACAACATTTGTGTCATTGAATGCTACGTTTGATGCGTTCCAAATAACAGAACCATTGATTTCAACAGCATTTTCATTTGCTACTAAGAATTCTAGTGTTCCAGATTTTGTAGCAGCAGTTCCTCCACTAGCAACGATAGCAGCATTATATGATGGATCTCCATTTCCATCTAGTGCTGGTGCTTGCGATGAATTGAACCAAATGTATGGTTGTGAAGATGCTATACCATCTCTTCTTCCTAACTGTAAGAATGCGTCTCCGCTATCATTGCCTAACTTTGATACAGTGTATGTATTAGTATCGTAGATTTCATAGTTTTCAAATACTTTTTCTTCTCCAGCAAAACCAATATACTTAGCAAGAGTGATATCACCACCAGAAGGAAGTCTTCCGATAAGCATTGTGTAAGTATTTGTTGAATCATCAGAATCTACATTTCGGAAAGCATCAGTAATAAAGAAGTCACTGATGTCTTGGAAGTTAGCATCATAAACATTGATCTGTGAGTTTGGTTCATAATCTCCACCTGGATCAATAGGAAGATTTTCTCTTACGAGAATTCTATAATAAGTATCTGTTCCAGAGTATGATTTGACTTCTAGTTGATTTCTGAACTTAGTTGGACTCAACCAACGTGGAATTCTTGTATCAAACAACTGGTTTGTTTTGATATTCCATCCATCTTGATACCAAAGACCTTGCTTGTTGTCAAGTCTATCAGCATCGAGACCACTTTCTACTCCATGGTTTCCAGAACTCCAAATCTTATTCCAAGATCCGAATGTAGTTGATTGTCCTGCTTCACTTCCAGAACCGCGAGTGTAGATACTATCATCATCAGCAAATGCTAGTTGTCTAACACCAGCAGCAGTTGAAATACCACTACCCTCAGTTCTAATCGACATTACAAGGTGTTTTGTCGATGTTGGAGTTGAGTTTGGATCGTTAGGATCAATGCCAGTTACAGATGGATATGCTGTTGACAGTCCATTTGAACTATTGAAGACACTGTTTAGAACAATACCTTGAGCAAAGTCCTTTGGTAGTGGGTTTGAAGATGGGTTTGATGTACCAGTCAATAGACGAATTGTATTCGCGGATTGACCAGAAATTGAGATGTTATATGTTCCAGATAGACGATCTGAATCTAAAGTTCCAGAACTAATGT